ACTGTACAGGATACAATACAACCAACGTCGGATCCCCCGTTACTAGGACCTGCAAAGAGTTTAAGAAACTCAGTTGATTTACTCACAATCACGTCATACAACAACTTGCCCAGAGCGTATTGTATTGACTATTGTAATAATATTTACACGGACTCCCCGTTAGCGTACTCGCAAACAGTTTAAGAAACTGAGCTTATCACTCTCGATACTTTATTGCTATACATAGCACGGACTCCCCGTTAGCGTACTTGCAAACAGTTTAAGAAACTGAGCTTGTCACTCTCGACTACCTACAAACAGTTTAAGAAACTGAGCTTGTCACTCTCGACTACCAAAAACCAACCAAACTTAAAAATGGCTCCAAAGACTACTTCTGACCTTGCCAAAAAGTGCCTCATTATTAATGCTGAAAATTTGATTCATGATATTGAAAAATCAAACATTGATGATTTAGAACAAATGAAAATGTTTCGTCGTTTAATGAAATCCAAACTTCCTCTACCAAAACCCGAACAGGAAGGTTCTCCTTGTATTTGTTGCGGTGGTGAAGCCACTATAATTTATGATTACAATCATTTTGAGATTAAATTCTTCTACAGTGAAACTCGTTACACTGAGAAAAGATCTTGTGGAACATATGCAAGAGTTTCATGCAAAAATTTACATGAACTCATTAACACCCTGGCACTTTGTGGTGATGTAGAACTCAATCCCGGACCCATTATGAAAGATCCTACTCTGTGGGATTACTTTCCTGTAAATAAAAATGTAAAACCCTCATTTGATGTTAAAAGCTCTTTCCCTGAGCAACAACATAAACTGTGTGTTCCCCTTGATGAAACTACTAACAATCTGATTACAATTCTTCTTGATAAAATGTTTCATCTTAAATTTGATAAATTCCTGTATCTTTTCGATATTATATCAAATTTTGAAGACCTTTTGCTTTCGATCCCGGTACATAAGAGAAACCCTCTTTTGTATTCTCTCCTTAATCTTACTACTCATGTTGAATACCTTGATCAAATTCTTTTATATATTGAAGATCTGATTATTAATGTAACTCCTATTGATTATGCTAAGATTAATAACAACGCTCGCACTCTCCGAAATTTACTTCGCACAAATGGAAAAATTGTTCAAGAATTCCTTGACCATGTTAACGATTTTAGACCTCAAGTTAATATGGAAAAGGGAGAAGAACAAGGACTTTATGATTATGTACCCGGAGCTACTACTGTTGATAACCTTAATAAATGTTTTACTTCTATTGAACAGACCTCTAATGATGTTAAGTGTGCTATTACTGATACTTCCAATTTGCTTAAATCTATGGCCCCAAAGATTGAAGGTGCTGCAGACTCTGCTTCATCAATGCAAGAATTTATTCCTCATTTGATTGAAACTTTGAATGCTATTACCAAATTTACTAATGCCGGAAAAGATACTCTTGGAAAACTCGAAAAACATGCTGATAAACTAGCTAACATTGAATCTTTTTCAGATAAAGTTAAAAATAACTGGCCCGTCATTATTGCTTGTTCAACTGGAATTGCTACCTCCGAATCTATGACTCAATTAATTACTCATGTTGTACCCTTACTTTCTGTTTTAGGTTTAGATACTTCTGTTGTTTCCTATTTTTCTGAATTTTTCAGTTCTAAAGCTAAAGAACAATCTAGTTTTGATAATACTAAGAAATTGATGATTTTCCTTGCCTCATTCTTAGGCAAATATTCTCCCATACCTTTTATTGCTAAATTTACTTCTACTTTGAACTCTACTACTAAAGAAATGGAATCCCTTGATAAACTTGCTGATATTTTAGGAGATGTTTTATCTGAATTTGGAATTGATGTTTCATCTAAAGCAAAAGCTATTACTGAATTAAGAAATGGAATGATTGAACTTATTGAAAAGACTCCACGATTTGAAGCACTTGTTGCTACTAAATGTGTAGCTTTTGTACGTGATGAAGAATATAAAGATTTTATGAAATGTTATAATCAAATTCAATCTATTAAGAAACAAGTTGATTGTGGTGTGTATGCATCTATTAGAAATTCTAACTTTTGTTCTGATCTTATGCAATTTAATACTCGTTACGTACGTATGAAGGCTGCCATCGATTATGTACGTGCTACTAATGGTCGTCGTCAAGAACCAGTTGCATTTTTATTTCATGGACTTCCCAAATTGGGTAAAAGTCAATTGTTGTGTCAAATTAAATACCGTATTAGCAAAGTTTACCATGAAGAATATGCTGATAAAGAAGAATATATATTTATGGATGATATTAAAGACTGGACTACTTGGCAACAAAATACTACTGATGATTACCACCAAGGATATAATGGACAAGAAATTCATGCTATTGATGATTTGTTTAGCCGTATTGATGATTTAGATCATAAAGATATGTTAAATTTTGTTTCTTGTGTTGTATTCCCTACTCGTCAAGCTGAACTTAGTGAAAAAGGAAAACCTTATGTTTCAAAATTATTATTAGCTTCCTCCAATATTTGGCCCACAACTAGTAAAACTATTAAATGTGTTGATGCTCTCCAACGTCGTTTCACTGTTATTCGTTTCACAAAGATTGCTGGAAAAGATGTACCAAAAGACGGATTTGATAGTGAATTTAAATGGCTTGATCTTCAGGAAACTGAAGGTTCTTATTATGATCCTATTAGAGGAAATGTTTCAAAAACTGTTACTATTGATGATATTTGTAGACATATAATTGAAGCAATGAAACTTAAGTATGATATTTTCCAAGCTGGTTTAGCCGCTGCTCAAGTTGATGATGGTTCATTTATTCCTACTATTAATACCCAACAAGTCCCAGATGATGTTACAAAAATATTTTTAGAACAAGATTGGAGTGCTTCATGCACTAGATACCGTAATAATCGTGAATTGTACATTTTCCTTCGTAAAATTAAAGTTAGGAATCCCTGTATTCCTAGTGATATTGGATTATATTCTATTGCTGATCTTGCTGCTTTTAATAATTTGTTTAATGATTCAAAAACTATTCTATTTTGTTTATCTAATGTAGATTTTAAAGGTGCTAAATATGCACTTATTGTTCAAGATGTTGATGGTTCATATCTTCATTTTAATACTGTTAATAATACTATTTATCGTACTTATGAAAATTTTGATTCTGAATATACTAATATTGATGTAGAAAGAGTAGAAGATTTTGCTGAATTTACTTTTACTGATAAGATACAATTATATTTCTTGACCCTTTACCATAATATTTACTCATCTTTCCGACCATTCATTAAAGTTGCTTCTGTTTTAGGCAGAATGGCTGCTATTTGTATGGCTCCAGTTTGTACCCTTATTATGAGTTTTGCTGCCATTATTATGACTTACCTTAACAAAGATACTGCTTCATTTTCTTATGCTGTTTTTGAAACTATTAATGATTTGTATAATATTGCTTTCCTTATTCCTTTACTTTTTGGTATTGGAGCATATGTTATTTATAAATGTAAGACCTTTACTATGATTGAAGCATGTACTAATTGTGCTTGTTCTGTTGAAAATTTCCAAATTATTCATAATAAATTTCATGATCAATTTTGTAAAAATATGGCATCCGGAGATCATATGGATGTTTGTGCTCAATTCCCTAAATTCGGTTCTTATTGCCTTAAAGATTATTGTGTTGCTTGCACAAAGGAAGCTTGTAGTGGAACTTGTTCTCACTCTCTTCCTATTGATGCTGTAGACCCTAAGAAACTGAAATTCTATAAAAATTGGTTTGAAGAACATGTTAATACTGACTCTGATATCTCTCCTGTTGTTATGAACACTGCTAATACTGTCCTTACCTTTATTGAAGAAATCTCTCCTCAAGGTGAGAAAATGACAAAAAGTAAAAGAACTTTCCCTAAATATACCGAAGAAGTATCCCCACAAGGAGAAAAGATGACAAAACAGAAAAGAACTTTAAGACAAGAATTTCTCGAAGAAATTTCTCCACAGGGAGAAAAGATGACCAAACAAAAGAGAACATTAAAGCAAGAAGGTCAAACTTATACATCTAGACGTGAACAAAGTAATAATTGGCGTGATCGTAGAATGAATTATTCTCGTTCATCAACTCCTACATTTACTCCTCCTACAGAAACTACTATTGCTGATTGGCTTTCTGCTCCCGAAGAATTACAAGAAGAATATGACTTTGGAGGTCACAATCCTGGATCTCAAAAACAAGATAAAATTAAAGTTGTAAAAATTGCATCTGGAGTTGAACAACATGCTCTAGATAGTGGTGCTCGTGATTTATTCTCTGCTATTGTTAAATTAACATTAAAATGTAAAAGAACATCTGGAAATAAAGTTTATACCTTACATGGACATCCCTTTGGAAAATTTATTACTACTCCTGCTCACTTGCACTCATCTTCTGATATTAATGCTGAATATTCATTTGAAACTACTGTTAATGGAATTAATACTACTATACCTATGACTTTGATTGCTAAGAAAGAAAATCGTGATGTAGCTTTATGGAAATTTGATAATAAACATGTACTTTTCAGTCAAAGATTTTATAATAATTTGATCACAGATGATGAATATATTAAATTTGCTAATGAAAGAATTTATGTGCTCCAACATTTACCTGTACTTGGATTGTGTCAACTTGTTACTGCATCTGCTGTTAATCATAAACAAATTTGCCTTCAATACTCAGGCATTAAAACATATGAAAAACTTTATGAAGTTCAAGCTACAATGACATTATCACCAGTTACTTCCGCAGGCGATTGTGGAGGTGTTTTAGTTGCTTTTAATAACTCTATTCATAAGAAAATTGTTGGATTTCATGTTGTAGGCGCTGAAGATCGTGCCTATTCTGCTATTGTTACAAAGGATTTAATTGACTCTATGATGCCTGTAATTGCTAAAGAAGAATTTTCTGAACTAATTATTGAACAAAATATTTCTAAATTCCCAATTGTAGATACTATGGATCAAATTGAAAGTATTCTTGTACCCTCTGGAAATATGCCTAATGGAAATTTTGAATATCTCGGTGAATTAAATTATCTCGCAAGACCTGCTGCAAATACTGGAATTAAGAAACATCCTCTTCATGGTTCATTTGAAGTAAAACATGCTCCTGCTCATCTTTGTACAAGTCAAGTTGACGATAAATCAAAACTCTGTCTTGATGCTCATGGACAACCAAATCTTCTCATAACCAGAACAGAAAAATACGGAAAATATTTTAAGAATGTTATTGATCCCACAATTTTGCAATCTATGGAATCTGATTTAAGTAACTATTATATTGAACAATTTGAAGATAAGAATATCGGTATTTCTAGTAATTATGAAATTTTGAATGGAAACCCTAATGATGTTGATTCTCATCCCCTTGATATGCGTACTTCTGCTGGAATTCCTTGGTCTCAAACTGAAAATGGTCATTGTTATAAGAAAGAACATTTCACAAAAATGCTTCAAGATGAACAAGGAAATACCTACCGTGAATTTGATTTTGAAAACCCTGATACTGTTAAATTATTTGAAAGTATGAAAGAAACTGAAAGATTAGCTCTCCTTGGTTATCGAACTCTGTCTATTAATAAAGATTGTCTTAAAGATGAGTGTAGACCTCTTAGTAAAGTTGATAAACCTAGAATTTTCAAAAATGTACCCTTTGATAAAGTTATTTTGATTAAAAAGTATCTTGGTAAATTTAAGACTGAATGGACTAAAATGCAAGGTAAAATGTTTCATGCTGTTGGAATAAATGTTGTATCTCCTCAATGGGCAAAGTTATATCATGATTTGAAAGAAAAGAGTAACTTAGGATGTGATGCAGATTTCGGAACTTTTGATGGAAACCTTCGACCTGAATTTATGGATATGGCATGTAGAATTATTCGTAACACTATTAGTGCTAAAAATGGAAATGATACTGAAATTGATAAAATTATTGAAATATTATTAGATGAAAATGTAAGATCTGTATCTGTATCTGCTTTCACTGTGTATATGGATGAACATGGAAACCCTTCTGGATCCCCTATGACTACTGTAATGAATTGTATTGTTAACTTTTTGTATCATTGGTATTGTTTTATCAAAATTACTGGTTATTATGGATTAAATAAATTTCTTGATAATGTTACCATAAGAGCTTTTGGTGATGATATTGTGTATACTGCTGATCTAGCGCTCGGTTATAATTTTGCTAATGTTGCAAGAATTATGATCGATGAACTTGAACAGGACTATACCGACGCAACCAAGAGTTTAGATGGTGCTACGAAACCTATTGAAGAACTTTCTTTCTTAAAGAGGAAGTTTAAAGTAATTTCTCCAAGTATTGTATTTGCCCCTATTGAAACTGATTCTATTGAAATGCGTTTTAATTGGACTAATATTTCTCCTAATGATATAATGACTCATAAAGATTTAATTGAAGAAGGATTATTGGAAGCTGTTATGCATGGAACTGAATATTTCACACATTTTGCAACTTGTTTACAGAGGGGTATCCGTAAATGTGAACTTAGCCGGGATATTAAGGGTTTTTACCCTAAATACTCCGACTACTATCAAGACCTAATGAATAGATATCAATAAAACGTTCTTGGCCCCCTGTTAAAATTTGGAACTAAAGATTATCATGTCTTCTTCAACGAAAACTGTTAATTCAGGTACTAAGTACCACAACCAAACCGATACCCTTGTTAATGAACAACCTTCAAATGAGGCTCATGTATTACCTCATTCTCAACTTATCCAATCTGGGGAATCCAGTTTAGCTAATCAAGCTATTGACGTTTCTATGCCTCCTGGTGCCACTGACTCACGTTTCATACGTAAGTTAATGACACCTTCAGGTTTGAAACCAGTGATAATCCTTACTGATGAAGAAATAGAACTAGATGTCCAACATGATTATGTTCCTGGAGTTTGTCTCCCAGAACAAGGTCATGTGTGGTCAGATAGATTTGAATCTACATCAGTAGGTGGTGATCCTGTCATTTCAGAATCTGTTGCGCTTTCTATGAGAACTGGATATTATATGTTACCTTTTAAATATTTTAATTCCCATATTTTAATTAGATTGATTTGTAAACCCGCTTTCTCTCAAGCTCAATCATTTTGGGTTTCAAGATCTTTTAATAAACTTAATTTTTCAACAAGTAGACATATAAGTGAAATTGGTTTTTCATGGTTCCCTTCTAAAGCTAATGAAATTTTTGTTTTAATGCCTTGGTCAAATCCTAATTATATTGCGTCTACTGAATCAGAACTATCAGATTCTTTTGGTTTTATTAATGTTAAGAATATTTCAGAACTTGTTACTTCCACAGGAAACGATACACCATTGTCTATTTCATATTATTTTGCGCCCTATAAAATGTATACTTATGTTCCTCAACCAGTTACAACAGAACCTCCACCTATTTCTTCGGGTGCAATTACACTTGCTTCTACTGGAGCAACTTACCCTGC